TCCTTGCTCGGGTTGCGTGGCGGCACGATGTCCCAGGGCAGCTTGATGACGGCGCGCTTGCGCTTGGACAGCTCGGAGAAAACGTGGCCATCGCGTTCCTCCATGTCGCGGAAAAGCTCATGCTGCGCGATCAAGTCGCCGTTTTCCGCGCGCTCCAGGATGGAGTTCAGGCGTGCGGGTGTCAGGCCGCGCGAGGGATGCTGCGCGACCTCCCGATGCAGGTTGATAAGTTGCGAGGTCTGTGCCTCATCCAGCGACGCCATGTTGATGGGGTTGCCGTATTGGTCGAGAAGTTTTGCCATTCAGTGCTCCTACCAGCCAGCCATGCGGCCGCCGTATTCAAGATCGGTGTCGGTGTCCATCTCATCGACCTGCGCATCGCGCCGTGGCACTTCCATGTACTCGGCCAGCCATTCATCAACCGGGTTGAGCGCGGCGAACTGCATCAGCGCACCGGCCACTGCGCCGTCGCCGTGCCTGACCAGGTCGGCGTCCTTCAGGTCTTTGCGCTCCAGCTTCGGCACCATCGGGATACCGTCGATGAACTCGACGGCGCGATGGTCATCCTCCAGCGAGGCGTCGCGCGGCATGGTGATGAAGCCGTCCTCGAACAGCGAGATGTATTTGCCCATCCACTCGCCGTACCAGGAACGCGAGAGCGTGATCTCGTGGACGGGGCCGCCGGTGTAGCCGCCCGTTTTCTCATCGAACACCGCGCGCCCGAACTTGTCGCCGGTGTATTCCATGAGCGTCTGGCCAGGGCCGGAGGCATCGCCCGCGAACGTCCACCGCTTCAGCTCGCCCAGCAGCGCCCAGAGAATCTGCTCCTGCTGCCGGGTCGGGGCGTTGGCCAGCTCCAGGATAAAGGGCACGTCGCGGCGCAGATCGGCCGTGATGCGGGCGGGCGTGATGACCGAGAAGTGACGGTGGCGCGCGAAGTCCATGCCGACAGCCCAGCGCCCGGAAAAGCCGCGCTGGGCTTCGTTGAGTGCAGGCATGAGCGTGGTGGCAATCCACGATGCGGCCCATATCTCGCGCTCCTTTTCTGACCGCTTCGGGAAGTCGTCGCTGAAAACGATGCGGAGCACGGGCCGGATTTCCGGCATTGCCCGTTCAATCCAGACCGAGGGAATAGCCGAACCGTCGCCATCACGCGGAATCACGTCCAGCTCCTCGCGCATGGCTGCCTTGCGCGGGCCATATGCGGCCCGGATGGCGGTGTACCAGTCCCTTTTGCCTTCTTCGGTCGCTGGGATGCCTTTCATGGCACAAACGCGCTCGTAGAGGCCGTTGGCCACGGCGTCATCGAACGTGATGCGGATGCACCTGGCACGCTTCCCGTAGCGCCCGGCACGGACGTCCTGCACCAACTGGTGGAAAGCGTTTTTCTTGCCGCGATGCGATGACCAGACGCGAATGCGGCCGCCCCAAATGAGCAGAGCCGTGGCTGATTCGAGCACCTTGGAAACGTCCTTGTGCAAGGCTGCTTCGTCCAGGTCAACCAGCCCTTGCAAGCCGTGGATGTTTTCCGGCCGAGAAGAAAGCGCCGTGACGCGGAACCCGCTGGCGAAGCGGACGCGGAACGCCTGAATCTCGCGGCTGGTGCCATCGGCCCGCTGGTCAAGGAAGATGTGCTGCTCAATGCGCGTCGCCTGGCCACGCGCCACGATCTGCGAGAACTTGCCGACATAGCCGATGTATTCCAGACCCTTTTCACGGGTGTCGGCCATGTACCACACGTTGCTGCCGCCTGCTTCCTTGGCGGTGGCGGCGGTGATCGTGTCGGTCAGGGCTTGTGCGAACGTGATACCCGTGCGGCGGCCTTTCTCGCACACCGAGATGTCCAAGTCCTGCTGCATCCGAATCCAGTCCGACTGGTGCTTCATCAGCACTCCTTCGGCGAAGGGGTCGAAGTCGGGAGGTATCTGGCGGACGTTCTCCGGCAGCTCGTCCCACTCGACGATGCGCTCGGTATCGGGGAGAGATGCAGGAATACCCATCACATGCCCATCAAGACTTGTTCGCGCCAGAAGCGGGCTTCGTCGGCATTGAGGCCACGGGCCTGGGCAGCGGTGTCAACGCGCGCGGCAGCTTCTTCCAGCGCCTGCTTGCGGGCCTCGGCCTGCCAACGCTTCTGCGCCACGGATGCCTTGCCCAGCTCGGCCACGGCGCGGGCGAGCTTCGGCAGATCGACCGCGTCAGGATCGACGTTCATCTCCATGAGGATGGAAAACATCTTTTCCTGGGTGAGCCGCACCAGGGCATCGTTGACCGCGCCATCGTCATCGGGCGCGGCCTGTACCACGGCACGGGCCTGTTCGGTGACCAGTCGCAGGGTTTTCAGGCGCTCCTCGAACGCCTGGCCGTAGCTGTGCAGGCTGGACTTGCCGATGCTGTAGCCGCGTTTGCCCAGCTCGGCGGCCAGGCGTTCGTACTGGCTGAAGTTGTTCTCCACCAGCGCTTGGTCGAGCCATGCTTTAACAGGCGCTGGGAGCGCCTCCACCTTCGAGCGGCGCGGCATGGCGGCTCACCAGTACTTGGCCGGGCGCGCAATGCCCGGCTCACACGCGACCGTGTACTCGACAACGTCGATGCCGTAGCGGTCGAGCTTGCAGAACCACTGTGGCTGCGAGTCTCGGCCGGTGATCGTGACCAGGTTGCGCTCGGCCAGGTAGTCCAGGTTGCGGCGCAGCTCCAGCGGCGTCAGGTCGGGCAGCATCGGCGTGATCGCCGATAGCACCACCTGTTCGCTGGTGCCCACGGGCTGCGCGGAGTTGAGGGCCAGCAAGATCAGCCAGCGCAGGTTCTCGCGCCGTGCTTTTTCCAGGTCGGGGGTCATCATGACTTCTCCATCAATCTTTCAATACGTGCTCCGATTGCATCCAGCTTGGCGTTGAGCACGGTCTCAAAGCGGATGGCGTCCTCGCGCCGCTGGTATTCCAGCGGCAGCTTGGTCAGCGTTTCGTTGAGCTGGTTTTCCAGCTTGCTCACGCGGTCGTTTTGCTGGTCGATGCGGGCGTCGAGCTGCCGCAGCAGAATCTTCCCGAACGAAGCCAGGGTGCCGATGAAGCCCAGCAACAAGCCGACCAGGTGCCAAAAATCAACTTGAATGGTCATTGCACTTGCTCCTGCTGGCTGACCCACGATTGCAGCGCCTTCAACTGTTCGGCGACTTCGTGATAGGTGGCGTAGTTTTCGACGACGGTGGCGGCAGCGGTTTCAACGCTGGCGGCGGGCGCATCAGCAACTCTGGCGGGGTCGGGAAGCTGGCCTTGGGCGGCGGCGTCGTGGAGCACGCGGAAACCGCCAGGCAAATCGCAGGCAGCAGCAGACGAAACATAGATTGGCACCTCCTTGATGATGTCCTTGCCGCGTTCCTTCACCACCTGGACGCGGTCAACGTATTGCGTCACCACCTGGGTGGTGACTTCGGCTTGGGTGGTTGCGGTCTGCGCAGCGGCCAGCTTCGCGGCTTCGCGTTCGGCGTCCCAGGCCGCCGTGACGCGGCCCTCGCCGTACTGGAACCCGCCGATAGCGGACACGGCAACGATGCCGACCAGGCCCAGCAGCTTCCAGGGCAGCGCGCGGATGACGTCGATGGCGGCGCTCATTGCTTGTCCCCGGCGTTGGCGACGGACGCGGCGATGCTGCCGTACTTGAGCGAGAGAAACTTCGAGGCGGTGACGGCACCGGCCACGCAGGAGAGGTAGGCCCACCACACCTCGGTTTCGGCCTGGCCCACCCAATTCAGCCGCACGAACGAAACGGTGGCGGCGGCGTAGCCGATGTTGGCCCAAATCTTCGTGTGAGAGAGGCGGCCATCGCGGGAGACCAGGTCGATGAGCTTCATGCCGAGGCAACCTCCTGCGGGGTCTTGCCTGCGGCGAGCTGGGCCAGCGACAGGCCGCCCGTGTATTGGAAGTGCGCGTATTCGCGGAACGTCTTCCAGCGGCCAGCCCATTCCAGACCAGCCGCCTCGCCGAGCTGGCCGATGCGCTCCCACAACTTGCCGTCAGCGCCAGTGGTGTTCCACACGGCCTTGCCGTCGCGCAGCGGCACCACGTCGAAGGCGACGCGCCAGTTGTGATAGCTCTGTCCAGGCTTGGCGTTGGTCACGCGCTTGCCGGGGGCGGTTCGGCCCTGGGCGTAGAGCGCAGCTTGGCTCTCCAGGTCGCGGTAGGTGGAGGTGACGAGGATGTCGATGCCCTCCTGCTTGCACGCGGCTAGGAAGGCTTGCGCCCGTGAGCGCACGGGCGGCAGAAGATCGTCTAGGGAGCGAGAATTTTTCATGCCGTCATGATGGCGGCGGCTCCCTGGTGATGCGATTAAAGTGCTTTAGTTTCCGTCCGGCAGCAGTGGCATCTGCCGGGTGCTAAGGTCGCGTTGTCGCGCCCGCTTCACGATGTTTCTCACCTGCATTTCCGTGAGGTTGTACTTGTGCGCGAGCATCTTGTAGTTGTCCCCGTTGAACTCCGACCAGATTTGCTCATCGCGTTGTGACAGCTCATAGGACAAGCCGCGCGGGATGTACTGTTGAACGCCTCCGATCTCCGTGCGGATGGCTTCGGTGATGGTGAACGCAAGCGACGTAGCTTGCGCGATTTCGTGCGTGACCAGCCGGTTGTAGATCACCTGGCCGATCTGTTCGAGCAGTTCCGGGTATCCATCCGGGAAGTGCATCATCGTGCTCTCTGGCTTCATGGTTTCTCCCTCTTATCGAGTGCTGTTTTCAATGCATCCCAAGCAGTTTGCATGGGGTCAAAGGTCTGCCGGGTTTGCGCCAGGCCGACCGTGGAGCGCAGCCCGGTCAGTTCCTCGTCGCTCAATGTGACGCTGCCGGTCTTGATCGCTTCCGATAAGGTTTGAGCCATTTCCCTCACCTGGCCAGGCAGGTAGCGCATGGCCCACTTCTTCAAAGTCTCGATGAGGGCTTCCGTCTGGTTGCCGTTCGTCCATTGCAGTGCGTCCACCTTGGCGATGCGCTTCACATACGCAGC